GACACGACCAATCTGTTGGAGGTTGCGAATTCTCGATTTGGATGGTGACGCGAATACCACATTATGAACGTTGATGATATTAACCCCGGTAGAGAAGACCGCCGAGGCAATCAAGATCCCGTTAATGCTAGCATCAAACTCTTTCCGGATTCTCTCACGATCGTCCGGTTTGGTACCACCATGGACAAGGAATACAGGACGTTCTCCTGCCACAGCCTTCACCATGTCATATAGTATTATACCATGCTTCTCAACAAATTGATACAACAAAATGGTGTTTCCCTCGAGAGAAATGAGCAAATTTCTCAGGAAGCGGTTACGGTGTCGGTTGGTGACGATGAAATCCAGTTCATCCTCGTACTTGTATCCGGACACGATCCGTCTTGTCTCATCCGCGTACTTAAGAGTGATCACCTTGATCTTGAGCTCGGCTAGGAACTTACGCTTTTGTAGCTCAGCTGTTGTGGTCACTTGGACGACCTTACCGAAGAGGCCTTTCAGGACCAGTTCGTTGATCTTGGTTCCCTTCAGAGTTCCAGTTAGGCCGAATCTCCAACGGATTTTCTCACACTTCTCCATGATACCAGTCAACGACTTTGCATCAGCCAAGTGCGCCTCATCGACGATAATCACATCGTATTTGTTGAACCAGGCCTTCGGCATCTTATAGATCGACTGCCAGGTGGAGATGGTGATCGGGAAGTCGGTCTCCTTTTCCTTACCAGAATAGATCCTGTGTGACCCATCCGTGTAGCCATACTCTTCAAAGTCAGTGGCCATCTGGTTGACCAGATGGGTAGTTGGAACCACTAAGAGCGTCTTAAGACCAAGATACTTGAAGATCATGTAGATGATCAACGATTTACCAGAAGCCGTAGGAGACACAAGCATGGCCCGAGTTTCTCTAAGAGATTGGATGACTGATTTGACCTGATAATCTCTGGGAGACTTCTCAGCCGGCAAACCTAGGCCTTCGATGAACTCAAAGAACTCCTTGACAGATAGTTCGTAATGTGCGAATGCATCATCAAGCTCTACGTCATAGTCTCTGTCCTTGGCGAACTTGACGATATCACCAACCAGCCCAGCATACACTAGACAGGTGAACGGGTTGAACAAACGTATTCTCCCATCCCATCTTCCACTCTTGTATGCCGGCATGAACTTATAGCCATCAACCACAAATGTCAGGTGTTCAGATAGTTCCTGGGCGGTACTCGACTCACAGATGATCTTGGCATAGACGGCGTTGTGTTGCTTGATTTTTATGGTGCTCATCTTTCACCTGCCTGGAACTTGAACCAATTGATGGCATTACTTATCTGCCACCCACGATTGGTGATCACCTTGATGATAGATTCGAGAACATCCACCTTCTCCTGCTGTAGGGCTAGATCTAGTGTAGCATGAATTATATCCTCATCAGCCTCAACGTACGTGGGGATCTCTGATTTGATGATACGACCAATAGCCGGAAGCTTCCAGTGTTTTGGTGTTTGTTCGTGTGGGCCTTGGAAGTAGAATTCAGCCTTATCAAGCCTCAACCGTTTCAGATCTTCCTTCTTCTTCCTTAGGAGAAGGTTTTCACCACTATGCATCTTTAGGTATTTGTGGTGTAACTGGGAAGTACTTAATGATTCGTTACCCAAATCTGTAGGATCAATCTTACAATCATCTTGCCATAGAGACAGAATATCATCAAGCTTCACAGAGAACACCTATAAGTTATAGACAGATAAGTACTATTATACAGCCCTTTGGGGGCTTTGTACATAACAAAATGTTGATTTGGGATTAGAGTTTCGTAATATTAAATGACGAGATCTTGAAGGTAGCGCTGGCCACAGCAACGTTAACGTCAGTTTCCCTGGTATCAAGGTATATGTCAGATAGGCTTACTGGGAATATATCGATATAGTCTATTCTTACGTTGGGGTTTTTAGCTGAGTTCAAGATTAAGCAGGTAGCATCTGAGAGAACACCCTCACCCCGATACCGGGCAATTAGATCTACATACTGCTGATTGGTATCCGGAAATCCAATCCCTTTAATCCAATCGAAAATTTCTAGATAATTGGCCATGTTTTCATCGATTTTGAATTCGATATTCAGGTCACCAAATTGGATGTGATCACCTGGAACCGGAACGTTCACGTACGGGTTGGGTTGATCTGCATTTCCCATAGAGATCCCTGGAACGTTAACTGACTGGCAATGGTAATTAACGTTCGGAGTCTTCTTGATCGTGAATATGAAATTCAGTGGAGACAGAAGGTTCACTGTATCAGGCAGGGTCTCAGACATCATTATACTCCGTGTTGGTGGTGGTCTATTTATCTAGTCATATAGATGAAATTTCCACAATCCCAGATCCTATCGTAACCATTAGCCTTCATGATTTCCCATTCAGTCATAGTCTGGTCGAATATCGGAAGACTGGCCAATTTGTGTTTTTGGAACTGTTGTCTAGACTTGAGCTCCATCCGGTTCTTCGTGTGGAAATATTTGTAGTTGGGGTTAGTAAGCCCGGAGAACACCAACCCACATTTTTCATATATCTCACCAGACCCAAACCTAGCATCTGCATACGTAATGATCGACCCTGGCCACCCGACCATGAAATGTTTCCATAGTTTGGATGCACCCCCGACAACGACAATCCCAGACTTGGTTGTCATCCGGATACATTCCCAATCGAAGGCCTTGTTATACCGAGGTTTGGCAAATGAAATGGTTTGTGTCAATTCGCCTTCATGATATAACCCAAGATAAACACTAGCTGGAGTGTGTTTTTGTCTATGGTGGGCCAGGTTGAACGCACGGTATTCTTCAGGCGAAATTTTAGAGACTCTAGTTTTCCTAGCATGCACCTTGGTTGCCAGACCAAGCTTCACTGATAGGATCGACTTCATCTGATCTAGGTCATCGCTTTCGTAGATGGTGATTAGCTGATATCCTTTGTCCTTACAGGCTAGCATCTTCTTTTGGTGGTATGTCGAACTCTTCGTGCCGGAGATCTCTGAATGCCAATAGATGCCACAATATTCGATGGCCAACTTCAGCTCATGACAAACGATATCCAGTTCGTATGGGTTGATCAGCCGTTTGTCATTAGCAATCCAGGTTAAATCAGGTCTTATTTGTTGGCAAAACTCCAGGATTTGTTGTTCACCAACAAATCTCCATGGAATGTGTGTAGGAATTTCGTATTCGGTTAGTAATTTTCTAATTGATGAAGAACATAGCCCAAAATGATTAGCTGTTAGACCTAGATGCCTATAGTCATCGTATACGGTTGTCAGTTCTTCTTTGGTGGGAATTCTATTATTCCAAGCCCTTTCCTTTGCAAACTTTACGGCTTCACCTAAAGATCTCTTTTGTATATCCAAAACTTCTATCCAATGGTGTATGGTCTCTTGGCCTACGTTGTAGATGTGTTGGAGATCTTTTTCCGTGTTGGCAAGGTATAGCTTCTGGAATGTTTCCTTGCCTGGAATGTTCAGACGTTTCTTCGTGTTTGATAAGATGGCAGCTGTTTTTTGATCACGCTTGGTGATATCATACTCAGCCATCCAGGATTTTACTGTAGGCCTGGACGTAGCATAGTGTTTAGCCAATTGGGATATTGACATAGATTCATAAAGGTCGACCAATTCGGCCTTGGGTGGGAGTGCTAATTTGATGCTCATGGTTCTATATATGAGTTCTTGGGTTGGAAACTAGATCATAAAAAAGAAGGCCCGAAGGCCTTCAATTTAACTTATCAATCTAAGTGATTGATTTTGTTAGCAGACTACATGATATTTTGGACAATTAGTCTGCGGTAATATACGTTGGTATCTTCTTCAAGGGCGCCAGATGTATCTGGTGTGGTTGATCCCTTGGCGAATGGATTAGGCACCATTGCATATCTGGTCTTCAAGGCCATCTTAGGTTGGAACGTGTCGGGATCCACGGCTCGTAGTGTTTGTAGCGGCACGTACGGGCAATAGAACAGACCAGCATCGAAGGCGTTAGTTCCCTTGTAGCCAACAACCAGATAGTTGCCACCAGCATATGGATCAATGTAGTCCTTATAC